GAACGCCACATCGGAGGGTTTTTGTCCTCCTTGTTGTCACTAGTGTACTTCAAACCAAATGCTGGAAAACTATCCATCATAGTCTTCTGGTTGAAGAACCCAATGAACTCGTCAGAAACGTTGACCAGGTTGTCATCACCATACATTAAAAGCTGCACGTTGTCGTTAAACGCTTTTAACGCTAGCTGAGGCGAGATGAACTGACCTTGAGTGCACTTCAACCAACACAACCTAAATGCGATCATACCAAAAATAGAATTCATGATACTCGTCATTGGGTTGCCCGAGGGCATACCATGGTCAAGCTCATAAACGAACCCTGAAGACCTATGGTATGGCTGAGCCAAAGTTACGGCCATCACATCCATGATGCGTAAATCACGCTCAGATGTGAGGCCCGTGAGTCTTTTCATCACTTCCATAACAGCATGGATGAGCTGCCCAGATTGAGAATTGTCATAACCGGAAAAATCTCCAGCAATGACCTTCTTGCCCTTAGATTGCATGGTTCTCGCCAAGATGTCCCATTCCGCAGAATACGGGTTGGTGCCCACAGCAATCTCATTGAAGATGCGTCCCTCCATGAGATCGTTGCACACCCATCCGTAATACATGCGATACATGATGGTGTATGGCAACGAACAAGCAGAAATCATGCGAGTCTTGCCAATCTCAACCTTAGAAATCGGCAACTTCTCGTCCTTGAGGAAGTCCAAAAAGACTCTGTCCTCAGGAACAATAGACTCACCCATCTCATCGAGCTTATCCTCAACGTACTCACGAAGTTCCAATGCGAGCTTGGAGTCAAAGCTGTACTCCATGTCATCACCGAAGATGTCTTTCTTGCCGCTACGGATTTCAGGCTTATCCAAGCCATAGTCACCGGCACTCGTCCCGCGTGGAATGCCACGGATGAACTTCTTACCGTTCACACCACGCACTGCCTCCTCAAAAGACAACTTCTTGCCCTTATTCTTGACACACTTGCTTAAAGTCCTATAAACGTCGCGAACAACGTGCTCAAGGAGGTCAGGATCAATATACACATTGTAACTGTCCTGTCGAATGTGAGCAAGCTTGCGTGGATCCTGCAAAACACCATCCTTCATGAATGGCGCCAAGCGCGCCACAGCCTTTGTGGGTGGCGCCATGGCTCCGTAAAGCTTCGACTTGCAGATTGCGGTCTTTGTAGGTGCATAGAAATTCTTCTCGTCTGGGCGAACCACGACATGGCAAAGTTCCTCGTCCTTGAAGAAATCACCTTCGACACTCACGTCTGCATGAATCACTGGCTGCTTACCGAACACATCAAGCATTTCGCGCAACTTCTCCTGGGTCACAATGTTAGCCAAGCCCTTCTTTTTGCCGCCGTCAACAAAGCCGGCCATATGCAATCCGATGATACGTTCTTGAGAGTTGGCGTAATCACCGGTGTATGCAAGAAGGGATCCACAATCACCCGTCTGTGTATCAGCATCGTATACGATAAGATTATCGTGATAATTGCCGTTAACACGTACGGGCTTATTGTATGCCCTCTTGGCAACGTCCCAGATCATGAGACACTTCGGCGCTTTGGGCGCAAACAGAGCTGTGTTAAAATCCCTGTTGTTCGTGATGGTCTCATTCGAAACGAAATGCTTTACAATGTCCCTGCAAACATTGAACGACTTGTCAAACTTCACAACGACAGCATCAGCACCAACATCAGCAGAAATGTTGTCGTCATCAAGGAAATGTGCAATGGGCACAAACTTCACATTCTTGACATTGCTGTGGGACACAAGTTTGATGTACTTGTGCCCGTGCTCAAAGGCCTCACGAAATTGCGGTATGTAATGCCAATTCATGAGGCCACACGTACCAGAAACCATGGTGATGGTGCCAGCACTCTCAGTGCGCTCAGGGTCGTCATGTTCCTTGTACATGTGAAACACATTGCGATCGAGAATAGAAGACATCAGCTTGTTGTGAAACAACTTTACTGTGCCACCATTCTCGAGCAACTCGGCCTCATACTTTGGTTGAAGCAGAGAATCCTCCGACTTCTTACCGAAAAAGTGTGAGAAAATCTTCACAGACACAATGAATGCCGCCACAATTCCAAGAACCACGAGAATCCTCTTCACATTAGATCGTGCGGCAAAATCGAAAAAGCGCTTGACACCATTGTCAAACATCTTTCTCATTCGCGCTGCAAGATTGCGGAACAAATTGAAACCACGGTCAATGACATTTCCTGGCCTGCGGAAAAACTTGCGGATGGGAGCAAAGATGCCCTCATACTGAATCTCGGTATCAGCCTCAATATCATTGATCAGAGCTTCATCATGTTCAACGTCCCTGGTAGCTTGTGTTAGCATCTCGTCACGCCGTTCACGCAGCACGTTTAGCAATGCCAAATGCTCAGCCTCGTGTTTCTTGTACCTCTTGACCATTTCCTCAACACACTCAGCATAGTTCATCACCTTATCGGTAACAAACGTCTGTTGTGCTGGGTTGACCAACTTCTGCAAGCGATACTCACACGCATCAAGCTCAAGAATTTTGTTGAGCTTGCTCTTATCCAAACGTCGATCCTTTGCGGGCTTGTCCATGGTGGCATCAGTGCAGAACTCGCGTCGTGGCACCATGTCAATGAACATGTCGAAGCGCCTGACAAAGGCCTCGGGAATCGCAATGGACGGGCTGTAATACTGGTAAAGGTTGGTTGTGCAAAACACCATAGGTGAATTAAACACAACCTTGCCCTTCCTGGATAACTCAGCAGCATCCATACGGCAAGGAGCAACGTTGCCCCAACGAATGATCTGCTGCATATCATCGTTTTGACCCTTTTGAGTCAGGAACTGACCCATATCGTCCACGATGACACAATGTTGACCATTGTAACCGTTGGCGAAACCCTCTTCTGGCAAATACAAGTATGTATGTGCGGAAGGGTTCTTGGCAAAATCAGCTCGCTCGTGCTCTGGCAAGCACTCCAATAACACCTGCTCAATAAAAGCACGTGCAATGTAAGACTTGCCAACACCAGAGCTACCACGCAGGCACACAATCAGCGGAACCTGACGCTCATTGGATCCAAATCCAATGCTGGTGTAATGAGCTTCCATCTTCTCAAGCAACTTCATGCAAAAGTTGCGATAATAAGCCATACCAGCAGTGAGACCTTCGTCCTTCTTGGACAACATAGCACCCTCCTTGAGCAAGGTATCCACTAGGCGAGCACTCGCGATATCATCGGAGAGCTCACCTTCCCTGTACTTGTCGTACAGGTCGGTAACACGAACACCCCAGTTGTCCAAATCCTTGGTTGTGGAAAAGAACTCTGAAGTGTTTGCACCTGTGATTGCATCAAACGCACGGGATAACAACTTGAGGATATTGCAAATCAAATCCTTCAAGTTCTGCCCTGCACGCTGTTGTGTCTGCATAAACTTGAGCTTACCAAGCCATGACTTTGGCAGGATGTAGCCGCTCAAAGCCGTAAACGAGGCACCCAACAAACCAGAAAAAGCTTCTGTGATAGATGCCCAACTGGATTGTGGGAAAACCCTGTCCACGTCTACACCGCGGGCTGCGAAATATGCCTTCATCTCCTCCCGCTCTTTTGCAGGGAGGTCCTTGACACAGTCCATAGTGCGATGCATTTCACGCATTTCGCCATTCTTGGCCATAATAGCCAAGGTTTCCTTGACGAATGCCCAACAGCCAAACAATGTTCCAACTGTCAGGATCATGTGCATCATACCCTTCAGCCACGTTGGTGTGTGAGACTCAACAAACTTCTTCAAGTAGACACCAGTAACAACAAGCAGCAACATCCGAATCGTACGGTTTACTTGTTCATTCCCCATAGAGAGGATGTGATTCAAAGTAACCTTGTTGCCGTTAGCAATGTCCTTGAAACGCTCCATAATGTTCCGAGCCAAATTCTGGGCCCAAGTTTGGGTCTCTTCATCAGTTCCCACGCGGAACCTTCCGTTGAAAAGACCCTCATAATCGAACAAAGCGTTCATCGGATTCTTGCTCTCTTGCGCTCGGGCACGTCGCTCTGCAATCATGCGAAGACGCTCCTCACGCGTACTCTTTGGAGCAAGGGGAAACTTGTGTTTGGGTGTGCGGAACTTCGACTTATCAATGTTCACAACACCCTCACAATGTCTCGCTTGCTGTGCAATCGAAACAGGATCACGCTCCTTCTTCAAAGGCGCGTCACGCTGCTTCTTTGCACGCGAATAAGTCTTGCGGCGGATCTGTAATGGCGCTGGTGCGCCAAGCTCAATGGCTTCTGTGCTCCGCTCGCAAGGAATAAGATTATCGAACTCCTCAATGAGTTCAGTGACGGTTTTCTGAGTGGCGAGCTCAGAAGGGCACTCGTAAGTGTCCTTTGCGCAAGTGCTCATGATGAATCAAAAGTACTTGCCATAATATCCCAAATCGCATGGGACTGCGAATGTCGTAACGCTCGCTCCATCTTCCGTGGAGACCGTAACTGTCTTTCCAAGTTGTCAACTGCCTTTGGCAGCCGTCATACAAAGGTTCTATTAACCACATAAACCAATGTAATAAAATGTGGGTTCTTCTAGGTATTCTTACTTTTATAGGCTAAACCTAGGAAGGCCTAAATATTTAGAGCATAATTGCTTCACAAACACTTAAAATTTCAATAACCTCTGAAACGTGTCAACTGACAGAGGCTGTTAGTGCATCAATACACAATGTGAGCGCCACTCACAAAGGCGTAAAACCACTAGACGTGTCGCTTGTTAGCTTTACAAGCACAGGTTCGTCGTCTATTACTCTGATTGTCAGGGGACGACTAACGCCTCAATACAAATCGGTGCATGGAAAATCTCCAGTAACTTTATCCAACTCGTATTAATGGTTTACTATTGTATAGCGCAACAAGGCGCGAGCACAAATAGCAAAGCTCTTGATTTCAACCCCAAAGTAGGGGTAGGTTCTAATTGTTAAAGCGCAACTAATGGCGCGAGTACAATCAATAAAACTCATGATTTTAACCCTAAAGTAAGGGTAATGAAGATTGGGTTGACTATTCTTAGTCAGCGAGAAACAATAAATATGTGTACATCTCCAGGCGTTTCCATATAATAAATAGGTTACGAAAACCTAAGTATTTATGGACAACTCAAGGACATGG